ACCGACTACCGATTTATCGTCACCGCGCTTGATCCTGGTGGGGTGTGCGAGCGCGTGAAGCACTTTGCCAAGGCGTCTCGCCTTGGTATCACGCTGATTCAGGTCGGGCTTGACGAAAAGAGAGCGCGGGGAATGCACGAAGCGCGAAGCATTGCCGCCCTAAAAATGGCCGATCACATGCTTGCGATTTGGGACGGCAGCAGCAAGGGCACGGCGGGAGAAATCAAGCTGGCCAAGAAGATGGGGGTGCCGACAACAATTATCCGGCTTGAACCGAGACCGAAACCGAACCTGGCCGCGCTTGATTTCGACATGCAAGACATGAGCGCGTTGCTGGACGATCTTACTGCCAGCGGACAAATGGGAGACAGAGAATGAAGAATTGCGGCAAGTGCGAGCACCGCGTGGAGCTGAACCCGCAATATCAGAGCATGGCGTGGGAGGAGTTACCGTGCGCGCATTGCAGCATCCCATCGTTGCATGATGACGCGCCGTCGACTCGCATGGTGCTCATGGAGCCGCAAAAGATGGCCCGCATTTACGAGGCCGAAGGGTTTGCCGCCAAGCCGCTGATGCGCCTCAAAACCCACGAGGCTATATTGGATCTGGTGATGAAGATACGCGACGCCGTCGACCTGAAGATTGTCCAGACCATCATCCGCGACAGGGACGCGACGCAGGCCGAAATTGCCGACGCTGTCGGCCTGACTCAACAGGCGGTATCGGCCAGGCTCAGGCGGATGCGGTTGTAAGATAAATCGAGCATTTGTTGGCCTTTTTGCGCAGAATATAGAATCTTGCTTGTAAGACTGCCCTAGTAGTAGGGGGACGCCGCGCCTTCCTCTCCTCCCTCCCCTCTCCTGCCCGGCGCGCGCCCCCTCCTCCTATTTATGGCGATGACTCTTAATTATTTGCCGGCGTCGATTATAGGCGGCGAGACCATCATGGTGGGCGCCGCAAATCCGTTCGGCGGCGGGCGCGACATCATCCTGGCCGGATACTCCCCGGCGACACCGGCGACGCTATCCTATCACTTCCAGAGCGCCACTCCGCTAACGATTGAGGCAGCCCCAAACAGCGGCAACACCGGATGGACGCTGACCGTTGCGGCAGCTGAGACACTGACGCTCGGGCCGGGGCCGGTCGCCTTCGCGGGCGTCCTGACCATCGACGGCGCTACGAAGGTCGTTGACACAGGCATCATCCACGTTCGCCCGTCGCCGCTGCGTGTATCCTCATGGCTGGCCGTTGTCACCGCCATTGACGCCGCGCTGCTGACGGCGGCATCCAGTCCGAGCGGGTCAATCTCCATCGACGGCATGTCGATCAGCTACAGGTCGCCCGACCAACTGATCAGATTGCGCGACTATGCGGCTGGCATGGCGGCGCGTGAATCCGCAACGGGCACGATGGGCGGCGGCAGGATCATCCGCACGAGGTTCCGCACGCTATGAGATTCCCTTTCTTCAGAGCCAGGGCCAAGACAAGCGGGCGCGGCGGGATGCGAGCATTCCATCAGACGCGCGGGTTTGCGGCGGCTCAGACCGACAGACTGCTGGCCGGGTGGCGCTATGATGGCGGATTCACGGCGGGCGACGTCTCCGCGTATCTCGCCACCATCCGAGCCCGGTCGCGGCAGATGGCGAAGGACAGTCCACATTATAAGCGGTGGCTCGATCTGTGGGTCACCAACATCGTCGGCGAAGGGTTTTCGCTAAAGTCAATGCCGCACGACGGCGGATCACTCGACCGGCGCCTGGACATTGCCGCCGCAAAAACGATCGAAAATCACTGGTGGCGATTCTGCACGTTGCGCTCCCCGTCCGGGCAGACCTATTGCGACGCGTCTGGCCGCAAGACGATGGCGGAGATGGACAGGCTGCTTGCGCGCACATGGGCGCGTGACGGAGAGTATTTCGTTTTGATCACCCGCACGGATGCAAATCCCTACGGCATCGAGTTCCAGATTATCCGTCCAGACCTCTGCGACGAACGTTACAACCTGGCCGACACCGGCAAGGGTACGTCGATCCAGGCTGGCGTCGAGAAGATCATCACGACAGGGCGCCCGGTCGCCTACTGGTTCAAAACAACCGCCACAAACCAAGCTAGCGCATATTCGGCTGGGCAGCCGCTGGTCAGGATCGGGGCGGACAGGATCATCCACGGCTACACGCAGCAAGACGAGGATCAGCCGCGCGGAATCCCTCACGGTTACGCGAGTTTGGTCAAGCTCAAGATGCTCGACGAATACGACCGCGCGGAACTGACCGCCGCGCGCGACGAGGCTTGCAGCGTGCGCACCTACTACGCACCGGTTGGCCAGGAGAACGCAATAGCCGACATTGCCGCGCCGGAAAATGCGGATGTTGCCAACGCGCTGCTGGCGGACAAAGAGCCAGGACAGGCCGAGATTTTGCCGCTCGGATACAAGCAAGAAATCCACACGCCCCAACACCCCAACCGCGAGTTGACAGCGTTTAAGAACAGCATGGGCCGCGACATTGCGGGCGGGCTCGGCGTAGAGTATTCAAATTTTTTCAACGACTGGTCTGGCGTGTCATTTTCTTCGGTTCGCGCCGGGACGATCAGCGAACGCGATATGTGGATCATGTTCCAGGACGACATGATCTCGCAGCTCAAGAGCCGCATGTTCTTGGCCTGGCTCCGCGCGTTTCTGGAGTCGTCGGAATCCGGCGGGCTGCCTGTCGAGAAGTATGACAAGTTCTCCGAGCACGAGTTCCGGGGCCGCCGATGGCTCTGGGTCGATCCGCTCAAGGACATCAAAGCCGCAGAAACCGCCGTGAAGAACGGCTGGAAAACCAACCAGCAGATCAGCGAGGACTACGGCGGGGACTATTACGACAACATCGAAGAGATCAAGCGCGAGGAAGCCGCCGCGAAAGGAACCGCGCTGGAAAGGACGAAGGCGAATGAAGCGCAACAAGGACAATAAGCCGGAGATGCAGATCAGAGCCGCGACACTCGAGGTGCGCGCTGCTACTGACGATCAGGCCGCGTCAATTCGGATGTCGGTATCCAGTGAGGAGCCTGTCCTGACCTACGGCTGGTTCAACGACCAGTACCAGCGATTCTGGGAGATCCTCGATCACACACCGACATCGGTTGACCTCTCCCGCGCGAAGGATGGGCTCGTTGTGCTCGACCGTCACTACGGCGATCAGATCGGCCTGATGGATGTCGAGATTGACACCGCCGCGCGCAAGCTGGGCGGTACGGTTAAGTTTTGCTCCGGCGCGCGTGCGCAGGAGATTGCGACGGATGCGGCCAAGGGGCTGCGGAGAAACGTCAGCGTTGGCTACGTTGTCGATCACCGCAGTTACGTTCTCGAAGGCGAGCGCGATGGAGTCCCGGTGGTTCGGGCGAAATCGTGGATGCCGTTCGAGGCGAGCTTTGAACCGATTCCGGCAGACGCTACGGTTGGCGTGGGACGCGCCGCCGATTTGACGACCAACACGGACGCGGGCAACTCACCCGCCGACCAAAATAAGGAAGACACAATGGATGCCAAGCAGATGGCCGCGCTCTACGCGCGCGCCGCAGAGTTCAAGGTCGACGCGAACAAGGTTCGCGCTCTCATCGAGGCCGACGAGGCGACCGCGGCCGCAGGCGTTGACGCGCTGATCATCGAGGCGCAGAGAACCGCTCTGGCCGCAAAGGATGCCGAGATTGCCACGGCACGCGCCGCCAAGCCCGCTCCCAAGTCGGAGATGGTGCCGCCGCTCGGAGGCGACGCCAATACCGAGAACAAGATCATCCGCAAGTTCTCTGTCCTCAACGTCGCGCGCCACTTGGCCGGCATGAAGGCCGATGTCGGTTTCGAACGCGAGGTCACCGAGGAGGCCGCGAAGCAGCGCGGCAAGCCCGCCGAGGGAATCATCATCCCGTTCGGCGTGCTCGCCAACCGCGCGATGGACACGACCACCAGCCCGGGCGTCGTCGCCACCAACTTCGGCGAGTATATCGATCTGCTTCGTTCGAAGTATGTTATTGGCC